GCTCTTAGGCCCGCGCTGTATCGCCCGCTTCACGTCTTGATTGATGACCAGCGCCGTCTTTGTGACTGCCTCACCCAAGCCATGCTCAGCGTCAGCCCCGAGCCTGNGCATGGCCGCAATCACTTGGTCGATGCCTTCAATCTCCATCGTGACNGTGCGGCTCATGTNGCGACCCCGCCAGTCAANTCAATCTCAAGCCATCGGTCGGCAAACTCGACGTTGTTAATCCAGCCNATGTTGTANACCANCCCCCGGAATAGCACGCGGTCAGCTTCCTTGATTGGCCCGGTGANGTGGCCCCAAGCCGCGCCGCCGTCATAGTCAGCGCCACCAGTGCTTGACGGATTGCCGCCGTCAAAATCATCGCCGCCACTTCCGTCCAGATCAATCGCCGCCGCTGGCCCGGCATAATACCGGCATACCAGCCGCAACCGCGCCAGCAGCCCCATCCGGTCAGCCCGCATTTGCTCTGACCCACTGGACGCCCGCACAAATGCGCGCGTTGGCGAACCGGGGATGGATACCCATTGCTCCGTAAACCCGCCACGACCATTGCTGATCCGCACCAGCCGTTGAAACTCAACAGCGTGTTTCAGCATCCCGGCGTTGTAATCACAGCAATTCATCAGACCCCACGAACCTCATACATGCCCGCCAGCGATGCGGCCCCGCTTTCGGTGTATGCGTCAACCATGCTGCANCCATCGCCGCGATGCGTGTAAAGGCTGGCNGCCATTTGCAGCACAGCGCGCTTCAAGCCGTTCGGAATGGCGGTAAACCCGGCAACATACAGAATTTGCACGGCGTTGCTGTCCCGCAAGGCAACCGGCCAGACCGCACCAGCCTTCAAAACCATCCGGCCCGGTCGCTGATAGGTATCAACGTCAAACACCGCCGCGACGTCCACGAATGACGCTGCCCCGGCTTCATTGTAGACCGTAACGCTGGTGACGGATTGCAGCGGGTAACGCGGCAAGGTCACTTGCCCGTCACGCCCCCGCAGGATGTTGATGTGCCCATCGCGCACGCCATCCCACCACGGCTCACGCCCGTTTGGCCATGCATCCAGCGACAGACGCCATGTCTGGTCAATCATGGCAAGCCCGGTCACTTCCTCGATGTATTCCCGCGCCGTTGCAATCAGGCTATCTGCCTCAGTGTCGGGCAGGCCATCAGTCGTTTCGCGCAACAGCCCGCGCAGTTCCGCAGCCGTGACAGGCTCAGATGCTGGCGGTGTTTCGAGAACATGGCCACGAAATGTCTGCTTCATTTGCGCCGCCTCTTGGTTTCGGTCGGGCCGTCAACCTTGTTCTCAAACATGCGCACAGCCGCGTGATCGGCCAGCGCCCATTCGGCCACGTCGCCATCAACAATCGCGCCGAACGGATAGACAACGATGGTGTGACCTTCCGGCGCGCATGCGTAGCCCATCGGTCGCGTGATTTTCGCTTGTGCCATGGTGCCCCCTGTTCTTGGTGATAGGGGCGGATTGCGCCGCCCCTACTGCAAAGGTCAGGTGGTGGCGACAGTCGCGCCAACGGGCGTTACCGGCGCTTGCGCGGGCTTGCCGCGAACGAAAAGCGGCGTCACAACCGCGTTAGTCAGCGTCGATCCGGTCACGACGGCGCGCACGTAACGCTTGACGCCCAGATAGGACAGGCCACCCGGCGCGATGATGTCATCAGCCGTATCAAGCGTTACCGCCGCAATGGTCCCCTTGATTTCAGCCGCAGGAACGTCCACAAACCCGGACCCGACCAGCGCGTCCGAATGTTGCAGCTTGATCGAAAAGCCGGTTGCATCGCCCGCGTCGGTCACGGTGTTGGTTTTCAGGTAGACCGACAAAGCGCCCCAGCCTTGCAGATCAACCGCAGCGGAGTTGTTGGGCGTTACGCCGGAAAGCGTTTGCGGCGCTCCGACGGTCATTTGGATATTGGAAAGCATATCGCGCATGGTGTTTAACTCCTGTGATGCGCCTCAGTTCCGGCAACAGGCTCATTGCCGGTAGTGTGGCGGGCCATTACAGCCCGCCGGGTGGTTAGCTGTTGAATTTCACCAACTTGATTGCCTCAAAGTTCACCACGTCCCCGCCCACACGCTTGGTGGTGTAGAACTGGATATACGGCTTCGAAGAGTAGGGGTCACGCAGGGTGCGAATGCCGACCCGATCAACGATCTGATAGGCCGCGCGCATGTCACCAACCGCAATCGACAGCGACGACGCAGCCGGATCGGGCATGTCCTCGAACGCTGCCACCGGGTAGCCCAGAAGCGATGCAGGCTGACCAGCCGCAATGCCAGGCGACCACAGATAGGCCCCGTCGCTGTCCTTCAGCTTTCGGGTAAGCTTGGTCGTCGCGCGGTTCATGAACCACGTTGCATTGGCGCGATACGGGGCCTTGAGGCCATACAGCGCGTCAAGCAGCACGTCCCCGCCGTTGGGTGCAGCGGCAAACCCGCCAGACACGCCGGTCGGCAGTTGCTCGATGGTGCCCGGCAAGGTCGTTCCTGCGGTGTAGGTCAGGAAGCCGCGCGGCTTGCCGTTGCCATTGCCCGACACAAACGCAGCGCTCTCAGCCCGAGCGAACTTGTCGGCGATCTTGTCCGCAAGCCATTGCTCGATGTTGATTTCAGCATCATCAAGGATTTTCTGAGTTGCCAGCGGGTTGGCATACAACTCATGCGCCGGAATGCGCCACCGGCCCAGATCGGGCGTGGTGGTTTCCGGACGCGCCTCGGTTTCCGCGACCCAGCCCGAACCGGCCTCATTCAGATCGAACAGACCTTCCAGAGCATCGGTGCTGATGACCTGCACAGACGCATAGGCGCGCATGGGCGAAGTCTCGAACACCTTGGTAACAACGCGGCCCGACATATCGGGATGCACGACATAGCCGCCGGTCGGATCGCCGCCAACGGAAAGCGCCTTGCGCTCCATGTCGTCAAGCGCATCAAGGCCCTTGCGCGCATACTTGGTCAGCGCGGCCTCGTATGCCTTGAGGCCATCGACGCCCACGGCTTCGGCGCGGCGGTCCAGCATGGCACCAGCGGCGCGGGTGAATTGCGCGGCCTTGGCTTCCAGATCAACCGGCTTGCCGTTTTCGTCGGTCACAACGCGCGATGCCCGCTTTTGCGCAAGCACGGCCTCATCCGCGACCTTCTGAGCGGCTTCCAGATCCTTTTCGATCTTGGCCAGCTTGGCCTCGATCACGGGATCGGCAGCGCCTTTCTTTTCGACTTCTGCAATCCGCGCATCGTTCACGGATTTGAATTCGGCAAATGCCTTGTTCAGATCGGCAACGGCCTGTTTGACTTCGTCAGACATGAGATATTCTCCTGTAGCTGTCTGATTTCCAAAATGAGGCTTTTGGCCCCGTCTTGAGCATCGTCCGCCACAGCGTCCCGCTGTCCGGTAAGCCCCTTGTAGCCTTCGGCAAGAAATGCCTTGGCCTGCTTCTGCGAAAGCCCGCCTGCGTCCCGCAGAAAGCTTTCCCAGTCACGAATGGTTGCATCCGCCTTGATCGCGGTGACTTTCGCGGCTTCCAACATGGGAAACGTCACGAGTGATACCTCGAACAGTTCGACCTCAGTCAGACGCCGCACGGCCCCTGCCCCTTCGGCAATGGCCTGGATGGTTTTGTAGCCGATGGACATGCTGTCCAGCGCCCCGGCACGCAGTAGAGCCATGGCCTCGCGGCCTTTGGACACGTCCTTCAGCAACCGGCCTTTGACGAACAGCCCGCGATCATCTTCGCGGATTTCATCCCATACGCCAATGGGCTGGTGCTGGTCGTGTTGCCAAAGCATCTTGACGCGGCGGCCAGACCCAAGCGACTTGGCAAACGCGCCCCGCTGCACCACGTCAAGCCCGCCGTCCACCACGTCAAAAACCGAAGCATAGCCCTCAAAGGTGCCATCCTCGTCCGGTTCTTTTTTCAGTTCAAGCGCAACGCTTTTGCGGTCCATATCTGCCCCCGGCTTTGCAATGATATAACATAACAGTTCGCGCGGCGCAAATGCCCGTTAAACGTCCAGATCAATGACAAACGCAACCGAGCATCGGCAGTTAATGCTTTCCTGCGGTGCGCCTGACGGATCGCCAGGATAATCCAGCGATACGCCCCCAACGCGGAAAGGCTCGTCCTTGCCAACGATCTGCCCGTCAGCCGCGCGGTGGGTCGGTCTGGTGCGGCTATCCTCGGCAGACAACCATTCGCGCTTGTATTGCACGCCTAGCGTCTTGGCCGCCTCATTCGCGCCGAAGTTTGCAGCGCCGTGTGTTTCGGTGCGCGCAATAAGCCCCGCCCTTGCGTCTGATATCTGCGGCACGGCATCGCGGATCAACTGCGCAACGCCACGCTGCCCCAGCCCGGCCTGATAGCCTCGATCCACCATTGACACGATCTGCGCGCGGGTGGTTTCCGCAACAGCCGTGATCCGCCGCCGTATCGCCTCAAGCCCAACATACCGCAACGCCATCTCAACCATGCTCTGGGCGAAGTCTTTGTATTCCAGATCCAGCCCGGCGGCCTTGCCTTGGTCCACCAGCCTTGAACCGAACGTGACGACAGACGCAATCGCCAAGGCGCGATACGTCTGCTCCAGCCTGTCACGCAATGCGCCGGGCGGCGGCACCTCGCCCGTGATTTCCCAAGACGCCACCATATCCAGCATGGCTTGCGCCAGATCATCGCGCAACGCGGCTTCAAAGCGCCGCGACAGCCGGTCAAGCAACATGCCTTGCCGCCTGACTTCACGGTCGCGGTTCTGATCGATCAATCGGCGCATGTCAGGCGATGAATGCCCAGAGCGTAGTTGCCGTGGTGCCGGTCGCCTTTACCCGCGAAATGCCAACGGGCAATGTCTCGCCAGCGGCAATCGGGTATGTGCGCTCATTTCCCTTGGCCGTGACGACAACGACGTTGCCAGCCGCGCCCTTGCAGATGATTGCAAGCGCGACCGTGCCAGCCGCGATATCGGCGTCATTGTTTGGCGTGATCGGGATCATATCAGCGGCAAAACCGGAAAGGTTGCCGCCGCTGGACGTGAATGGGTTGCTCATTTGGTGGTCTCCAATCCATAGGCAATGGCTTTCATGTCGGCAGGCGACAACGGGTCTGGCATGGTCAGCGGTTGCGGTGGCGCGGTTGCCTGATCGAGCGGGATTTGCGCCATGCCGACCAGCAACACATCCCCGCCGTCAATCGGCTGGAAGCCCATGCGCTCGCGCTTTTCATTGATGGTCAGGACGGTTGATTTCTCAACCATATCCCAGACGGTTGACTTTTTGTCCGCAATGGCGGGCACGTTGTCCAGATCAGGGCGGAGGTCCACTTCAAACCAGTCCGACCAATCCGCCGCGATCATTTCCAAGAGCGGAATGACGGTATCCTCCCAGAACGCAAGCCGCGCCTCTTGATAGTTGGAATATGTCGCATCGCCGGGGATGTTGAGCAGCAAAGGCGGGACGCCAAGGCCCAAGGCGATATCCCGCGCGGCGCTGTTCTTGGTTTCAATGATGCCCATGTCTGACGGGGAAAGCCCCATGGCTTTCCAGTCAAGCCCGCCCTCTAGCAGCATTGGTCGCCCCGCGTTGCGCGATCCGGTGTAATTCTGGTCGATCTCGGCTTTCAATCGCTGGAATTGCTCAGCCGACAGCATGGCCCCATCGGCAGGCGTATGCACCAGCGCACCGGACGGTCTGGCGCTGTTTTGCAGCAAGGCAAACAACCATGCCATGGCCTGGTTGTGGGTGTCGATAGCCGTGCCGATTGCCTCGATGGGGCTTTGCCCATACCAGTCGTTAGCCGGGTGGAATTGGCGCAAGTGGCGGATTGTGTTGTCGTCGGCTGGCCATGTCGTCTTGCGGCCATTGACCTCGTATTGATACGCGGCAGGCTCTCCGGAAGCGGACGGAATGACGCGCATACGGTCGGGCCGAAGCTGGTATATCTCGCGCGGCTGTTGACCGATCCTGATCAGTTCCTCGTATCCGTTGCCCGCCAGCATGAGATAGCCGATTTTCGCGCGGATAAATTCATCAGCCGATTGTTGCGGGTTTGGCCGTCTTAGCAGGTCAATCGCCGGATGCGCGACCAGTTCCGTTTCTCCATTCCAAGCCGTCCACGGCACCGATGCGACGGCATCCGAGATTTTGTTGACGGCGGCGTAAACAACCGCGTTCTGCCCATAGCCCTCTTTCGAGAACGTCGGATAATCGCGCGGCGTCCAGACGGGTTGACCCGGTGACATAACAATGGTTTGCGCGGCTGCGCTGGCCTTTTCCTCGATCACTGGCGCGGATCGGCTAAACAGGCGTGGAAATTTCATTGCGCGGCCTCTGGTCAGCTTTTGCAATGATATAACATAACACCCGGCGCGGTGCTATAGCGCGCGAACCATCGGCACAACCACGTCCTGCGCCATGTCGGATATCGCGTCAAACAGCGGGTCTAGCTGGTCGTCGTGCTTGCCAGCCGGAAACACTGATGCTTCTGCGAGCAACTCAGACAGCCATGGAGCGTCACGCGGTAGCAGCACGTTTCCGCTTTCGATCATGGGTGCCACATCATGCCCGCGCGATACCTTGTCACGGTTGCGCTGGATTGACAGAACCGGGATGCCTTCGCGCTTGAGGGTCTGGATAAGCCCGGTGCCCGATACCTTGTCCTCGATCTTGAATGCGCGAAGCGGCACGGTTGACGACAGCTTGTGCTTTGCCCAGAACGCGCGGGCTTGCACCAGCAATTCCGGGGCTTCCCATTTGCCGCGCACTTGGTCCAGCATCACGGCTGATCCGTTGCGCGCCCTGCCCCAGCATTGAAAAACGCTGTAGTCGTTTTCCATGCCGGTTTTTTGCGCGGTGTCGGCATAGATTGCGCGCCAGTCCATCAGCGGCGGCTGTGTGTAATAGCGCCACCATTCGTCCTTGATGATGCCCCCGCCGCGCGGGGATGGCCGCTGTTGAAGCTGTCCGGCGGCGGCATAGCTGCCGAGTGATCGTTCAAGTTCGGCAACCTGTGCCTCTGGAAACCGATCTGGAAACATGAGTTCGCCCGCCGTGGTGCGCGGATCGGTCCATCCTATGCGGGTTGTGCATCGCCGGTCAGGCTCAAATCGCATCGGAATGCAAAGGTGATCGTATCCGAGGTCAAGCGCAATCTTGGAGACGTCGCCCTCATTGAGGCGCTGCATGATGATGACGATGGCGGATTGATCGTTGTTGACGCGCGACGGCAGGGCTTCGCGGAATGTGGTGATGCCCCCGGCCAGCTTGGCTGTGCTGTTTGCGTCATCCACGCTGTGCGGATCGTCGATCAGCACCCGGTCCCCGCGTGAGCCGGTCATGCCTTCGAATGCCATGGCTTCCCGAAAGCCTGTGGCGCTGTTTTCGAATTTGGTTTTGGCGTTCTGATCGCCGGTCAGGGTGACAGGCCATAGGGTCTGATACCAGTCAGAGGTAATCAGGCGTCGGCATTTGAGGTTATCCCGGACGGCAAGGTCTTGCTTGTGCGCTGTGCCAAGAAACCGCTTGGCGGGCATGCCGCGCGGTCCCCATTCCCATGCAGGCCAAATAACGCCGGTCAGCATTGATTTCATGGACCCCGGAGGGACGTTCATCAGCAGGCGGCGGATATCGTTTGTGGTGACGGCTTCTAGGTGCTGGCATATCGCGTCCAGCGCCCAGCCCCATTTGAGTTCGGTTGCAGGCTCCAGGACGTGCCATGCGCGCTGGGCGAAGTGGGAAAGTGATCGGCGGCAGAGTTCGCGCTCGATGGCTTGCAGATCACTTTGGCTTAGATGCATCTGACGCCCGCATGATTTCCGCGAGTGCATCGGTCGATAGCTTGGACACGTCAAGGCCGGGCTTGGGTGACATGCTGCCGTCGTCGCTGGTCAGGTCCAGCGATTGCTTGGGAGTGCCTAGGCCGCGATCTTCGCTTTCCTTGATGAGCCTCAGAATATCGGCTTTGATGAGGTCGCCCACGATGCCATCTTTTTCGGGGTTTTCATTCATCAAGCCTTCGAGTGCTTCAAGCATGCGTGCGCGGATGCGTGTTGCGCGTTCTGCGTTGGCGATTTCAAGCTTGCGTTGTGCAGACGTTTTGCCGCCGGGGTTAGCGACTTGCCCCGGTTTGAATTGGTGTTGCTTGGGCGGTTTGCCCTTGCCAACCTCGTATGATGCCTTACCCGTCATTCTGTGAATATACCACGTCCTCGGTTGGTTGTTAATGTGCGCAGTCACTTGGCGAGTTAGGTCGCCTAGACCAAGCCTGCGCTGCGGATGTTTGGGGCCTAAA